GTCTCTCCCCCTGCGTTTCACAATGGGGTAAAAGGGGACAGCGACCTTTCCCGCATCTACGCATTCACGCATCGCACAATGTCAAATCTCTACGCATCAATGATTCTTTTCTGACAGTCAAAGTTGCCCGATCAAATGGGTTTGCACTCTCTGGATGCGCGACCCATAACCGTCCCCGCCCCAAGGAAAAATCAGGTTTTCCTATAATGGCTACGGGTGCGGTAACAATCTGTCTGGCAACGCTGAGATCGGTTGTTGTACACAACCGCACCCACCATTTATGCTAATATCTGTCCATATCGTTTAAGGAGGATGTATGGAACAGATGTATCAGATAGAAAAGAACGTACCGATACCGCAGCCGAGAAAGAGGTACTCGTATCCGTATGCTCAGTTGCAGGTGGGGGAGAGTTTTTTGGTAATCGGCATGAAGATGCAGTCTTTATCGAATATGAATCTAAGGAATGGGAAGTCTTTGGGTAGACGCTTTGTTTGCCGCAAAGAGGGCGATGGCATACGGATATGGAGGATTGAATAATGGCACTTACAGACCAATTAGAACCTACGGCTAAGTTGAGGATCGTGAAGGTGTTGGAGGAGTATGTGCTCCAGCAATGGTGGAGTAATGCGGTCAACGTCAGGATGGGGCCAGCGCAGATGATCAAGGGCGAGTGGAGAGATGTACCTGTGGTGGAAGAAGAGTGAGTGAGGTGTTGTTTGCCTTTGCCGTTGGCCTTGTCTGTGGCTACGTGCTTGGCATTGTGATGGGAGAGGATAGATGACAGTACCTACCAATGTGGCACCCGATGATGCACGGCATGACTACATAGCCCGTGTCTACAAGATGAGCCATGCTGAACTCTTTGCCGAACTAATGCGGGTGCATACCGAGGCCAATCGGTTGGTTAATGACGCTGTGGCTGCTGAAAGGCAGGCGTGTATTCAGGTCTGTGAAGATTACGTACGCGAAATGGACAGTAACTACAGAGAACTAGGCCATGAGATTGCCGGGACAATTGAGGCCAGAGGTAAGCAAGAAAGACAGCAGTAATGACTGTGCGGGGGTTTGATGTAAAGAAAACGGCGCAGGCTTGGTTTAAGCAAGCGTCTAATCTGGATAAGGATTACTTTTGGCGCTGCATGAAAAGCCATAAGGAAAACTCTAAACCTAATGGAGACTATCCTTATTGTGGTATACACGCTGAAACGTATAAACTAATGGTCAACCACCCTTGGGGTCAGGAGTATCTAAAAATTGTCAAACTTAAATAAGGTTCTCCCTCAGATTGCTCCCATGTGTACCGATATGTGGGAACACTTCACCACCCTTAGAGACTTTGCCCGTGAGTGTGCCTCTGTAGTCGAGATGGGGGTAAGAGGCGGATGCTCTGCCTACGCCTTGGCTGCTGGTTTAGAGGCCAGCCCCTACAAAGGCAAGTGGATGCTCTACTTGGATATTAACGCCTGCCAAAACCCGAAGTTAGAGGAACTGTGCAAACTGTCTGAGATCAGTATTGAGTTTAAGCAGGCAGACTCTAGGCACGTTGATATACCAACCTGTGACCTTTTGTTTATCGACACCCTGCATACCTATGGGCAGTTAAAGGTGGAGTTGGAGTTACACCACTCCAAAGCCAAACAGTACATCATCATGCACGACACCGATGCCCCTTGGGGGTTTAAGAACGAAGTCGATGATGGCTCACCTGATCGCGGTCTTTGGCCTGCCATAGAGGAGTTTTTAGAGGAACACAAAGACTGGATACTGCATGAGCGCTACCGTAACTGCCACGGGCTAACCATACTGTCGAGAGCCTAATGCACGAATCTGCAATAACCAATGCTAAACGGTTCTTTGACACCTATGCCAAATATTTAGATGAAGGTATGGTTGTTGATATTGGTAGCCAAGACGTAAATGGATGCCTGCGTACTATCTGCCCTGATCGGTTTACCTATACAGGCGTAGACTTTCAAGAAGGGCAAAACGTAGACCTAGTGCTTACCGATCCTTATGAACTGCCATTTGCTGACCAATCAGTTGATATTGTGGTGTCATCTTCTTGCCTTGAACACTCAGAATTCTTTTGGCTGACATGGCTTGAGATTGTCCGGGTAGTCAAACCAGATGGCCTGATTTACATAAACGTACCGTCTGAAGGGCAGTACCATCCATACCCTGTAGACTGCTGGCGATTTAGGCTAGATGCAGCCACGGCTTTGATGAACTGGGCTAACCGCAATGGATACCCAACACGGCTCTTAGAAGCCTATACAGACCAAGTATGCCCTTGGAAAGATTTTGTGGCTGTCTACGTTGGCGATGAGGCTAATGTGCCTATGTATCCTAAACGGATTGATCTCTAATGAAGTTTGATACCAAGAAGTTTTACCAGTTTTGCCGCAACCTAAAGATTGAATCTAAAGAGCAAGGCATGATTACCTTGGGGGAAACCCTACTAGGTACACAGACCTATGTGATTGATGAGGTAGCCAAAGGCTTAGAAGAAGGCATTCACTTCTTTATTGTTCTTAAAGGCAGGCAGTTAGGGATAACCACTATCAGCCTTGCTATGGATTTGTATTGGCACTTCCTAAACCCCGGTATGCAAGGAACGCTTACAACCGATACGGAGGAAAACCGTGAACAGTTTAGAAGCACCCTACAGATGTACATGGACGGACTACCAAAGGAATACAAGATTCCTCTCATGTCCCACAACAGAAACCAGATGGTTCTTAAAAACCGATCAAGGATGTTCTACCAAGTCGCAGGCACAAGATCAAAGGGAACACTGGGACGCGGTAAAGGTATCACTTTCTTGCACGGCACTGAGACTTCTTCTTGGGGTGACGAAGAAGGACTCGCCTCTCTTCTCGCCTCCCTTGCAGAAACAAACCCACTACGCTATTACATGTTTGAATCCACCGCCCGTGGGTTCAATATGTTCCATGACATGTGGGTAACAGCCAAGAGAGCGCGTACCCAAAAGGCCATATTCTGTGGCTGGTGGCGCAATCAACTCTATGCTTCTGACCCAAACTCCGATGTGTACCGCGTTTACTGGGACGGAAAACTTAGCCCAGAAGAGAAAGAATGGACGCGAGAGATTAAAAAAGTCTACAACTACGAGATCAATAGCCGCCAGATGGCTTGGTGGCGCTGGAAACTGCACGAAGGACTTAAAGACGAAGGCTTAATGTACCAAGAGTTTCCTCCCACAGAGGACTACGCTTTTGTAATGACCGGCTCATCCTTCTTTTCTACTAGCAGATGCACTGACGCTATGAAAGAAGCAAAGTTAATAGACGCTAACTATTATCGGTTTAGCATGGGGGCTAACTTTCAAGACACGGAGTTAATTAAGTCCACGGCTAGGCTATCCACCATGACGATTTGGGAAGAGCCTATTGACTCTGCGTATTACGTGATCGGTGCTGACCCTGCCTACGGTTCATCTGACTGGGCTGACCGATTTTGTGTGCAGGTCTACCGTTGCTACGCCGATGGGCTAGATCAGGTGGCTGAATTCTGCTCTGCTGAACTTAATACGTTCCAATTTGCGTGGGTTATCTGCTACTTGGCAGGCGCGTACAAGAACTCCACTCTAAACTTGGAAGTCAATGGCCCCGGACAGGCCGTAATTAACGAGATGCGTAACCTAAAGAGGCAGGCTACCGCTATGGGAGGCTCTGATGCGGCAAGCCTACACAACGTGCTAGGCAACATGCAGCACTACCTATGGCGAAGAAATGACTCTATGGGCGGCGTTTCTAATAGCATTGGATGGGTAACTACTCACTCCAGCAAAGAGCGCATGCTCAATTACTTCAAAGATTACTTTGAGCGTGGTATGTGTAATGTGTATGGTGTGGATTTACTAGATGAGATGAAAGGTATAGTACGTGACCAAGGGACGATTGCAGCATACGGAAGGGGAAAAGATGATCGCGTTATTGCTTCAGCGTTGGCCTGTGCAGCCTACGCAGAACAAGTCCAGCCAAGACTCATTGCGGCAAGACTCACTAGGGTACAAAAGCAAGCGCAAGACGAAAGCGCCACAAATCCTGAAGGAGAACAGGTCAGGAAACAGGTCAATAACTACCTCAAGGCACTTGGCTTTTAGATATGGATACGGTACTGACTAAGCAAGAGATTATCCGTAGGCTTGAGATCATGCGCTCTAAGCGCAAGCGCGGCTTTACCATGCGGATGTTTGCCGCCTTTGCCGCCATAGGCTACAGGCACATGGAGTCGATCACCCGCGACCAGACTTCTAACTTTACCGAACTCACCCAACGTAAGTTATCCAAGGCGTTACTGGCTCTGGAGCGAGGGGAGGCTGGCCCAAGAATCGACATTTTGGGCAAGAAGTTTATAGGCTTTCACCCAAAGGCAAAGCCCGTTTTGCGCCGCAGTATTGGGCTTGAAATGACTGCCGATGGGTTCAAAATGAAGGTAGGAATCACCAATAAGTACGATTTTTCTAAACCAAGACTTGATGACTCAGTGAAAAAAAGGGGCTAATATGGCAGTGATGAACGACTATAAGTGTCCGGCTCACGGATACTTTGAATCGCGTGAAGCGGTATGTCCTCATGGGTGTACCGATGTACAAGTGGTTTTCTTGCAGCCTGTAGGTATGACAAGTGATCGTACCAAGGGTAGCGACAAAACCCTACAACAACTTGCACTGGACTTTAAGATGAGCGATGTGAAGTCTGTCAAAAAAGGTGAGGCACAACCGCCACGGTTTGCAAAGCCTGATAATCCATTTGCCCCACGATGGGGTTCTCCGGGCGATCTTGGCGGCTTTAACTTGCGCTCTGTCGGAGGTGAAAACGTATCCGGCATCGGTGCAGTTAAAGAATCATCAAAACTTTCGGGGCCGCGTATTGGCAGTTATATTGCCGACCATCAAAATTTAAAAGTTGACAAATGAGAATACCTACCGACCCATTAGAACGTGAGATGTTCTACATGGACATTATGCAAAAGTGCATGGTGTCTATGGAGAGCAGGCGCACGGAATCAGAAGGCTTGCGATCCTACTACCTGTTTGGTGCAGGGCCAGAAGAAGCGCCAGCACAATACAATAAAATCTTTCCGCATATAGATCAACTATCTGCGTTTATGTATGCAGCAGATTCTACACGCTTTTCAATCAACATTGGAGCAAGCGAATCTGAAGAGTATCAGCGCATGGTGCCTGTTTTAACCAAGGCGTTATACGATTATTGGTTGAATAGCAACGCAGATCAAGTCTTTGGTCAAGCGCTTAACTGGTCATTTTGTTACAACACTACCTTTGTTAAACCAGTTTGGCGCAACGGCATCCATCCGTACATGGTAGAACCTGCCGCCATTGGCGTGTTGCGCGAAGATGTTCCGTACACGGATCGGCAAGAAGCCATGATCCAAAGATACTACATGACTAAAAGCGAATTGTTCTCACGCCTTTGGTCGCACCCCAAGCGTGATGAATTGGTGCGCCGCATTACCTTCTCTCAACAAGAAACGTCTGACAATGCTTCCGGCATGGATCGTGTTATTACGTCTGCGACCAATCCTACGATTTACGGAAACATTAACTTAAACTTGACTGGCGTAAACCGTTACGTGCCGATGATTGCCGAAGATACGGTAATGATGCACGAACTGTGGATTTATGATGACGAGATTGATGATTACCTATGCGTCACGATTGCTGAACCAAACGTAATAATCTTTGATCGCTCATCTAAGATGATGTTCTTAGAAGGCGAAGTGCCTTTTGTTCAGATTTCTCCTAACCCGCAATATGATTACTATTGGGGACAGTCTGAAGTACAGCGTTTAATCTTTTTGCAAGACATGAGGAATAAGCGTACTACCCAGATCATGCAATTGCTGGACAAACAAGTAGACCCACCCACGGTATTACAAGGCTTTGGTGGCCTTTTGGACGAGAAAACCTTTGCCCTACGCCGCGCTGGTGGCCTATTGGCTAACGATATGCCCAATGGCAAGGTCGAACAGTTTGCTCCAGACATTCCAAATGACATATTTCGTGAGATTGCTGAGATTGATGCCATGTTTGCGGAGGCTTCAGGTATCGTTTCCGTTCTGCAAGGCCGGGGTGAAAGTGGTGTTAGAAGCGCTGGACACGCCTCCCAACTGGCTAGACTCGGCTCTTCACGGGCTAAAAAGCGTGCTTTGGTCATTGAAAGCGCCTTGGAGAAACTGGCTACCCTCTATTTGAAGATGATGATGGTATATGATGATACCGTTTACGTTGATGAAAAGGGTAATAAGTTTATAGCAAAACAGTTTACTGATGATTTCAACGTCAAGGTGGATGCCCATAGCAACAGTCCTATCTTTATGGAAGATCAGCGAGAGATGGCTTTTAGCCTTTATCAGGCTGGAACCATTAGCAAAGAGCGCTTGATCGAGATGATTGACCCTCCGATGAAGCAACAACTGCTTGAAGATTTGAAAAAACAGACTCAAACTGTACAAACGCCTCAAAGCCCTGAGATTCCTCAAGGCCAAGAGCCAATTGCACCTCAACCGGGAGAAATCGATGGCGGCCCCGTCTAACCAACCAGAAGGAAACTTGCGTACAGGTGATCAGCCTCGCGCTACCGAAACGTCTATCAAGGATACCGAGCGAGCGATGGGTAGAATCTCCTATACACGGCAAGCACAGCGTGGAGGATTTCCCAAAACTTCATACGGTACCCGTTACATGCGGAAATCATAAGTGGCGAAAATGCGAACACTTACTTTTTTTTGTTGACACAATAGTTTATAACAATTGAAAATCCAAACATCATAGGAACAGGATCACTTATGGCTGTTTCAAATAAAGAAATGATGGACATGCTCAAAGCAGAGCAACCACAACCTACACCGCCTCCAAACGAGCAGGCGAGTCAGACTGCCCCTATGCCTTCCCCAATGACCACGCCTGAGCCGCAGTCAGGAAACATGGAGCAAGCGCGTGTAAACGTGATGATGGCACTCGACATGCTACAAAACGCCTTGCAAACTTTTGGCATGCAGTCCGAAGAAGGCATGGCGCTTCAGGATGTTGTTGGAAAGATTACGGCTAAGTTTGGTGAGCGTGAGTCGGATAGCCGACAGTTGATGCCTGCCGAGATTATGAATCTAATTCAAACCTTGCCGCAGGCCGGTGGTGCAACGCCTGAAGCAAGAGCAGTTGCAGCAGCACCAGCACCCGGAACCGAACAACCTCCATTACCAGTTTAAGGAGAATTAAATGGAACTTTTTAAACCACGCGGAAATCTCGCTCCGCGCCGACCCACGGATAACACACAACAGAACGGTCAAATCGTCAACACTCCGCGTTTTGCAGAGTTTGGCGGCTTAACCGCACCGAACAAAATCGGAGCCAAGAACAAAATGACTCTTGGCAAACCGGGTGACGGTAAAAAAGTCATCTAACTGACAGAAAGGGGCTAACAAAATGTCATTAGAGAATCTATCCGTAGAAGCACAACAAGAGTTGGCAATGCTTGCAAAGACTTTGGCTGAAAATCCCAATACCCGCAAGCAATTCTTGCAACTAACAAAACAAGTACGTCCTGATGTTCCAATCCCTGAGATTGAAATTGAAGAGCGTACCAATTCCGTATTAAAGCAAGCCGAAGATCGCGTTAAGTCCCTTGAGGACAAACTGCGCCAAAAGGATGCTAGAGAAGAATTGACGAAGCGCCGCGATACCTTAATCAAAAAAGGACTTGTCGAATCCGAAGATGATATCAAGGATGTTGAAAGGTTAATGGTTGAAAAAGGTATTGCCAATCACGAAACTGCCGCTGAGTACCATTCGTGGATGAAGCAGGCAGCAGCACCTACACCATCGCAGTTCCCGCAGCCCGTAATGTCGAAGTTCAATACCAAGGATTTTATGAAGAATCCGGTAGGCGCTGCGCGTGATGCAGCACATGCGGCATTAAACGAGTTTAGGAAGAATCCAAGGCCAATTGGTCTGTGATTCTATTGGTTTAGGGGCTTTTTTTTAGGAGATCAAAATGCCTATTGGCGGAGGAATTATACCGGCCTCTGGGAGTCAACAATACACGGAACTTACTTATGTAACGCGCCGTGCGTTTATTCCCAAGATGGTCGTGCAGATTTACAACTCTACGCCCCTCATGGCTGCACTGATCGCCAATAGTCAAACCGCTTCTGGCGGTGTGTCATCGGTGACGGTGCCCGTTCAGGGGTCGCAGTTTGTCAACGCACAATGGTCAGATTATTCTGGCTCTTTTGCACAACCTTCAGTTCAGCAAGGCGCTTATAACGCTGAGTTCAATCTGAAACTGCTTGTCTCTCCGGTACCGTTCCTCGGTATGGAAGGCGCAGTTCAGCAAGACTACGCGATCATCCCCCTCATTGAGGCTCGCATGAACGATGCGACCAACGTGATGATGGATGCTATGGCTACCTCGCTGTACACCAACACCTCGGATACTCAGCAGTTTACGGGCTTGCCCATCGCTGTTGACTCGTCTGGCACCTACGGTGGCATTAGCCGTAGTGCTTATTCGTGGTGGGCTTCCAAAGAGTACGCTGCTGGTTCGGTCAACCCGACTCGCCAGAACGTGTTGCAGTACATTTCCGGTACCGTCAAGAACTGTGCAGAAGTGCCGACATTCGGTGTCTGCGGTTTTGGTACTTGGACATTACTGGCTCAGGACTACGTAGGCCAAGAGCAGTACATGATTACTCCGGGTTCCGGATTTGATGCTGATGCCAATGGCCCACAGGCTGCTTTCCGCGCCCTGATGGTTGCTGGCGTTCCTATCTATCCTGATCCGTACTGCCCAGAAGGTACTCTGTACCTCTTAAACACAAACTATCTGTCCTTGTACATACATGAGCAGGCATCGTTTGCGTTTACTGGCTTTGAATCGACTCTGCCAAACTTCCAAATCGGTTATGTTGGCGCTGTCTTGATGATTGCCGAAATGGTAAGCACCAAGCCTAAGTCGATGACGAAGGTTACTGGCTACAACTCTCTGACACTATAAAGGAGAAATAGACATGCCTTCATTAGCCCTTAATAAAATCCTGTTAGCAAGCGCTAACGCCAACAGCACGGCTGCATACTTCATTGCAGGCTCTACCGGCCTGACTTCTGGAGCATCGTCCGTGTTGGCTGCTGGTTCGTATGTTTTCTATCCAGTGGCAAACGTAGCCGTTCAGGTGAACAACTCATCTGCCGGTACTGGCTTTGCTAACGTGTTGGCTAACAACACCGGCGGTTTTATGATCGCTGACGGTACAAACGTGCGTATTACTAACCTTGGCAACCAACTTGCTACGTCTACCTATGTTATTGTTGGCAGCGAAGTCGCTGCTCCCGATACATTCGGTAACGTATAAGGAGACACTATGGACGCAAATGCCGTAGGCCGTGAATACCCAGATGGTTTTGGGTATAAGCGTCTTGGTTTCCTGCCGGGACAATCTCTTGGCACTACAGGAGACACTGTAGTTTCGATGCAGGACGGCACTAAGTATATTGTGCGTCAAGTAACGCTAAGTAACTTTAGCAACGCAGCAACCGGCGCTGACGTTGGGGTTCACACCTCAACGGCAGCAGGCGGTACAGATGTTGCAGATACACAAACTTTGACCGGTGCTTCAAGCACGGCATCGTATGTGAACCTGACTTTATCTGCTGCGGCAAATGCCAATGTATTTACTGCACCTGCTTTGTATTTCAACGTCAACGCGGCAGCATCCGGGGTAACTTGTGATGTAGCCATTTACGGAGATATCGTCACACTATGAGCCAAAGTATCTTTGTAACCAACAAAGGGATTCCAGCAACCGGACGTTTTGAAAACACTGAGTATGTTTTTGAGACAAATAAGGAGGTTGAAATCTCATTGCAGGCTGCAAAGCATATCTTTGGTTATGGCGATGATGATAAAGAGCAGTATTTTGTCAGGCTTGGCTGGATGAAAATGAATACAGACTTGCCTCGCGCAAGAGAGCGTTTGGCTGATTTTTCATTCTCTAACGAGCCTGCAAAGAAAGTCCACTTGACAGCCCCGGTGGTGGAACGAGTAGCCGCGCCAATGCCCAAGGTTCAAAAAGCCGAGGTCAAAGGCGTGGCAAAAGTCCAACAGTTACAGTAATGAGGGCTTATGCCAACCTTATCAGACTACATCACCGAAACACGGCGGTTGCTGCATGACGTTAATGGCAACTTTTGGACTGACTCAGAACTAACCGACTACATCAATGATGCGCGGGGTCATACCGTGCAAGATTCTGGGTGTAGGAGAATATTACAAACTTATACTTTGACGGTAGGCGATGAAACCATCGACTACTTAGATTTGCCGCAAGGCAATAATACGATTGATATTCTTAATATCAACCTTTACTGGGGCGATAGTCGTTGGCCTATGTATTACATGGCTTGGACGGACTTTAACGCCCAATTACGTTTCTGGCAAAACTACAATGGCAGGCCCATAGGCTTTTCCATTTATGGTGCCAAGACAATTTACATAGGGCCAAAACCGGATCAAGTATATGAAATCGAACTGGATACTGTCGTTCTTCCGTCACCTCTTGTCACTGGGTCGCAGTCCGACACCGATATCCAAAGCCCGTTCTACGAAGCAGTCGCGTACTACGCGGCGCACAAAGCCAAGTACCAAGAGCAGTCCTACGGTGAATCGGAAATCTTCAAGCAAGAGTACACGAAGCAAATCCTTGGTGCGTTAAACAGCACATTCACACGCCGATTGCCATCTGTGTACCAATCGGGGTACTAAATGGCAACTGTTGAGCAAAAGAAATCATACTTTGTAAGCAAGGATTTCAAGGGCGTAAACGTCAAAAACAACCGCACCGCCATTGGCGAGGGCGAGTTTGCTTGGCTTGAGAATACTCAACCAATCGGCTACGGCAATATCAAGATTGTTAACTCGCCACAAAACGTGGCTAACGTGTCTTTTGCCAATACGGTCACGTATATGGCATCGGCAAACATCAATAATACTGAGTTTATGTTTGCCTTCCAAGAAAACGGAAGCGCTCAGTACGTCAATATTGAGACTAATACTCAAGGAAACCTAGCCGCTGCCAATACATTTTCCAATGCTGACGTACAGATTGTGCAGTGGAAAAACGAAAGAATCCTGATTATTGATCCTGCCAAAGGCTATAAAACTTGGGACGGAGCAAACCTTGTTAGCATCGGTAGCATTGGCACGGTAACCGTCAATAATGGTGGCGCTAACTATGTTGCCCCTACCGTTACCTTTGGAACGCCCGGAGAGACTGGCGGTGTTACGGCTACGGGAGAGGTAATATTAGTTGGCAATACCGTATCTCAAATTATTGTCACGGAGGCGGGAAGTGGCTACACATCTGCACCTACAGTCACGATCACAGACACAGGAGGCAACGGTGCTGGCGCTAATGTCACTTGTACTCTTTTTAGTCAAAATGGCAATTCTATTGCTACTTTCAGTGGTCGTACTTGGATTGCTGATGGTCGCACGGTGTACTACTCTGCTGCTGACACCTACAATGACTTTATATCGGTATCTAGCGGATTCATTACGCTTACCGACTCAACGTTAAGAACCGACATTGCCGTAATTATTGCGGCAAACAACTTTTTGTATATTTACGGTGAAGATAGCATTAACGTGTTTTCTGATGTACGGGTGAATAGTTCAACAGGTGAAACAATATTTACCAATACCAACGTATCGGCATCTATTGGTTCTAATTTCAAGTACGCTATTTTTCCGTATTTTCGATCCATGTTGTTTATGAATCGCTACGGGATCTACGCCCTAGTGGGTGCTACAACCTCTAAAATCAGCGATGACATAGATGGAATCTTCCCAGACATAGACTTTACCAAGCCCATAACGGCTGGTCAGGTCTTGCTTAACAACATTTTGTGTGCCTGTTGGACTTTTACTTATAACGAAGTTACCAATGGCTCTGTAACACCACGCAAAATACAGGCAGTTTTCTTTGACCGTAAGTGGTTTTTTACTAGCCAAGGAAATAACATAACACGCACAGCCTCGGCAGTGATTTCTGGCAATATAATAATGTATGGAACAACTGGACAAAATTTAATTAAATTTTATCAAGATGATACGACAGGAATTGATTGGGAAATAATGTCGGCCCTATGGCCTATGGGCGATCCTATTCGGGATAAACAAGCATTAAAGGTTGGTATTGAGGCTACTTTAACGGCTGGCTTTGCCAATTTTGACTGCTACATTGATTCTGAAAATCAGGTTTCTCCGCCAATCCAGTTCCAAAACTCTATCGACTGGACGAATAATGTTAATTCTATAATTCCTTGGATTAACACTAGCGGCACACAGATTGGCTGGCTGTCTAACTCTATAACCGGCGGTAATACCTACTATCTGTACCGGTCTGATGCCAAAATGTATGGAAAATATCTTGGAATTACTTTAACTGGTGACACACAGCCGTTTACGATCAACGGCTTCCAACTTGAACATGAATTAAGAGCGAGGTTCTAAATGGCACTTCCCGTAACTATACCCAATACGTTTGCTAATGCTACAGCGGCTATTCCTTTGTCGCAACTTGATAGCAACTTTACTACGTTGTCAAACGTCATCAATCAAATCAATGCTGGTACGCAGCAATTATCTAATGCCAATGTTGCAGTTTTGATTATGAACGCTGGCACTTCTGCGGCCCCATCTATTACGTTTACTAGCGATACCAACACAGGTATCTTCTCCCCTGCTGCTGACACCATAGCCTTTGCAGAAGGTGGGGCAGAGGCGATGCGCCTCGACTCCAGCGGTAGACTTGCTGTTGGTGCTACTTCAGCATCTGAGCGACTTCATGTAAGTACATCAACTACATCATCAAACGCCATTGCTCAGTTTACAAATGGCACTACAGGAACTGGTGCGGCTAATGGTTTGTATTTTGGCATTGATACATCAAACGATGCAACAATGTTTAACTTTTACAACTCTGCAATAAAGTTTGGCACAAACGCTACAGAACGCATGCGCATCGACTCCAGCGGCAACCTCGGATTGGGGGTTACTCCGAGTGCTTGGGGTGGGTCTTACAAAACCTTTCAATTGCCGGGCGGCAGCATCGGCGCTTTCTCTACTGGTGCAATAACCACATTTCAAAACGCTTATGACAGCGGTGCTGGCAGCTACGTTTATTTGACTACAGCAGAGGCATCGCGATATACGCAATCTCAAGGACAGCATCAATGGTTCAACGCAGCCTCCGGCACAGCAGGTAACGCCATCACCTTCACCCAAGCAATGACGCTGGATGCAAGCGGTAATGTGGGGATTGGTACGACTAGTCCTAAATCAATTGGTGCTGGGTATCAATCACTAGATGTAAGAGGTTCTACAGGCGGTGGTTTTTACTTTGGGCCAAGCGGCGCATCTAATTACAGTTTATTGTATGCAAGTGCTTCCGCTACAGACTTTGGAACTACAGCAGCAGCGCCGTTGCGTTTTTATACAAGCGACACAGAACGAGCCCGTATCGACTCCAGCGGTAACTTGCTGGTGGGTATAGCATCAGCCAGAGCAAATGCTGGAGATGTACAAGTATCTAAAGGTATTTCATTTCCTGCTACGCAGTCTGCACAATCTGATGCAAACACGCTGGATGATTATGAGGAAGGGACTTGGACACCTGTCTTATCGGGGTCAGTAAGTAACCCAACAGTTTCATATAGTGCTCAAGACGGTAAATATACAAAAATTGGGAATGTTGTTTATTGTAGGTTGGGAATAGATGCAAACATTACAATTGCAGGAAGTGGGGACTTGGTTGTATCTCTACCTTTTGCCGCTGCAAATTTAAGCTTATTTTATCAACACAGCGCTAGTGGGTATGTCAATGCAGTGACGTCAGTTCAGGATATTAGAGCAATTGGAGTGCAGTGGGCGTTAGCTACTGCTGTTTTATACACTGCCATTGATGATGCCCCAGCTGCAAGTGCGGCTACGACTGGGCAAGTAAGTTTTTATATTCAATTTTTCTATTTCGTTTAATTATCTGCCTCGGACGATGCAGACGGACTTTAACTAAGGAGATTTAAAATGATTGAAAAAGTAAAAGTAATAGACCAAATCACCGTGCAAGAAAACGGCATCATTCTCTATCGTGAAGCAACTCGCATCATCGAGGACGGCGTTCAACTCACGCAGACCTACCACCGCACCTCGCTCACCCCCGGTCAGGACATCACAGGCCAGCCAGCAAATGTCGTGGCTATCTGCAATGCAGCTTGGACACCAGAAGTCATTGCGGCATATCAAGCCCAACAAAAAGCCAACCGACTCGGAGCGTAATGTGGAAATCGTCTTGCGTCTGACAACAGAAGAAGTAAACGGAATCTTGCAAACCTTGGGGTCGTTACCCACATCTAGCGGTGCATGGCCTTTAGTGGTTAAAATTAAGCAGCAGGCAGAAGAACAGTTGCCTAAGAAAGAAGAGGAATAACATGGGTATTCAGGCTTTTACCAAACTAGGAAATACGGTAGTTTTTACCGCCGCAACAACCGCGCCTGCTGCCGTACAAGCCGTTTCTTCTACGCTTGGTGGAAACCAATACCGGATCATTAACGCTGGCACTGTAACCGTATTTTTAGGCTATGGGTCAACCGCTTCTGAGGCCAATACAAACGCTGCCGTAGTCACATCTAGCGGAGGTGCAATCCCATTGCTTCCCGGAACCGATGAGATTCTTAGTTTTGTGCCTAACGCATATTTTACTGGTGTAACGGCTGCTAACACTGCTGCGGTCTACATCACAGCAGGCGATGGACTTTGAGAGGATAGATCATGCTAAAAGTAGTATCGTCATTTGGAAGCGGTGGTGGTGGTGGTGTCGGTGCGGTAACGTATAAAGGTACGTGGAACGCAAGCGCAAACTCGCCTGCCTTGGCTTCCGGCGTTGGAACTCAGGGCGATTACTACGTAGTCAACATTGCTGGCAATACCAATCTTGATGGAATAACGGATTGGCAGATTGGCGATTGGGCTATTTTTAATGGTTCCGTATGGCAAAAGGTAGACAACACAGACGCAGTTACTAGCGTAAACGGGCAAGTAGGCACCGTAGTTTTAACCGCTGCAAACGTCAATGCCGTAGCGGATACGGCAACAATTACCGCTGGCACTGGGCTTACTGGTGGGGGCAATGTAGCCTCTAACGTCACTATTGCCCTAGCCAATACTGCCGTGACCGCTGGCACCTATGGCGGCAATACCAATGTCTCAGTCGTTACCGTAGACGCTCAAGGCCGGATCACAGCAGCCTCTAACGTAGCCATTGACTTTCCAGAGTCTTTTTCAAACATTTCAGTAGATTCGGTTGACTTTAACACTGCGGCAAATATTACCGTTACTGAGTCACTTTTGACTTGGAACAATGAAGACAAATATTCAACTCTTGATCTTGGTTTAAAAAACAATATTCCTTACCATCTTGGCGAGGAAGTCTACTATCGGGTCAAACTAGATGGTGCGGCTAACGTAGGCCAAGTAATGATGTTTACTGGCACCACTGGCGCTTCCGGCGGTCTTAAAGCAGCACCGGCAACAGGACTCTTACCGACACAGTCAGACTATGTATTGGGCCTAGCCAAAGAATCTGGAGTGCTAAACGATTGGATTTATGTGCAGTCGTTTGGTGAGGTTCAAGGCATCAATACCACTGGCGGGGCAGAATCTTGGACGGATGGCACGGAGTTGTATTACAACCCGTCCGTTACTGGCGGCCTAACTAAGACCAAGCCAACGGCTCCAAACGCCATTGTTAAGGTGGCTGCGGTGGTGCATGCGGCTTCTAACGGCACCCTATTTGTTCGCGTCACTTACGGAACGGTTTTAGGCGGCACGGACGGAAACGTAAACTTTACAAGCCTAGCCAATAATGACGTTATTGTTTACAACACGACTTCTAACGTCTGGATAAATAAGCCAAATGCTAATTTAGTCGCTAGCACAGGACTTGCCGGTGGCGGTGTACTTATTCCAAATACCAGTGTTAGTCTTGAACTGGCAAATACTGCCGTTACGCCAGCGACTTATGGCTCTGCCAATACTGCTGTAACCATTACGGTAGACCAGCAGGGAAGGCTTACCAATGCTTCTAATGCCACGATTGCGATTAGCAACAGCCAAGTTTCCGGGCTTGGCACAATGTCTACGCAGAACGCCAATAACGTAGCAATTACTGGCGGCACAATATCTGTATCTAACCTTACGGCATCAAACGTGTCAGTAACCGCTAACTTGTTTGCCAATTTAGCGACCAGCAATACAGCCGCTATGCCTGACCCTAGCCTTCCATTAAATCCGGAAGGTTATCTGACGGTCGTTATCAATGGTGCTGCCAAAAAAATACCTTATTACGGAGTTTAGAGTGGAATCACAGACGATCATCAACATCGCCATAGCACTCATCGGTGGGTTTGGTGGCTGGATTCTAAATAGCCTGTCTCGGTCAATCATCAAGATTGAAGACCGGATTGCTGATATGCCTCTTCAGTACGTAACTAAAGATGACTACAAAACTGACATTGCTGAAATCAAAGGTATGTTAGGCCGCATTTTTGACAAACTTGACTCCAAGGTAGACAAGTGAATTTTGAAAGTCTATCAACTGTTCGCTTTGGCGATCCTGACGGATTGAAAGAATTTTTGTTTGAAAACGGAATCCAGCACCAAGCCTTTGCTGAACGGTTAATTGACCTTGGATTTACGGTGCCGCGCTACCCTCTGATAGACGCAGACGTTGAGGATTTGGACGATTGGCTGGCAATCCACCAAATTGAGCATCAGGCGTTTGCCACGATCCTTGATTTGGACAATCCGTTCAACCTTTTAGACACAGATTGGAACCAAGAGGACGATTTCTACGATTGGATTAACTCACACCTATTGATCCATGAGCAAATAGCTCAAAGGCTAGGAGTTTAATATGGCTGTAATGATTGCAAAACAAGTAGATTTAAACGAAAAACCAGAACCAGTAGTTTGGCGCAGAACGTTTATCCCTACTGGAGAACTTGGGGAGTTTGCTCAATCTGGTATTCAACGTAGTGTTAATTTTGACGGATCAGTAGGCACGTATAACGTTGGCAAAGAATTTACAGATGCAGAATTAGAAGTTATCCGTAACACGCCATTTCTCGCTGCAAGAATTGAATCATCAATGCAGGTGCCAACTCCAATTGGCTATCGTGATAATTATAAAAATAGGGCAAGCCTATTAGATGCTAGACAGATTTACAACTTTGCTACCAAAAACCCATTAGAGTTTTTAAAATCTGAACTTCCAGCCTATCTTGGTGCTGGAGATGCTAATGCTTCTATAAAACTTATTCAGGCAATTAAAGACGCTGGTGAGCCTGTTAAAAATTTACAAGGTTTGTATGAATCTGCTTTGCAAGAAGCTCCTAAGTACGTTGAAAGATTTGATGAATACTATAATAGAAAACGCGCAGAGAATCCCGGCCCTAGTTCCGGTGTTGGAAAATTTGTAAATAAATTTATTGGTGCAGCAGTTACAACCGTAGGTGCAATTGCTGGCGGCCCTCCCGGCGCGGCAGTTCTAAATGCTGTTTTACAGCTTGGGCAAACAGGAAAAATAGATCCTCGTCAAGTAGCTTTAGCCTATGGTGCAGCCTATATTGCCTCTGGTGGCCCTAGTCAAAACTTAACTGCATCAATACAAGCGGCTACTGGTCTTTCGGCGGAAGCCGCAAAGGTAGCAAGCGGTGCTGTGCTTGGCGCGGGTATTTCTGCCGCCGCAGGTGGTGATCCTATCAAAGGTGCCTTTGCAGGCGGTATTGGTTCAATTGGCTCTACAACTTACGCTACAAGTGTTGGTAATGCTCTTGGTGTAACCAGTGCTGTAGCCGCGCCAATTGTCGGTAACGCCGTCATTAGCGCCAGCCTTAGCGGTATCGCGGCAGCGGTAACAGGCGGAGACGTTGAAAAGTCTATGCTTGATGGCGCAGTTAAAGGTGCGGCTTTTGCTGGCTCAAAAGAATTTACTGAAGCCGTGCTTGGAAAAGACAACATTGCAAGAATTGCTGATATTACTGGGTTAACAGATTCACAAGTTGCAAATGTTTTTACCACATCTGTAGCTAATGGCATTACAGCAGAGATAACTGGGCAAGGTGAGTTTTTAGAAACGGCTGGAATTAGCCTTGCATCACAAGGTGTTGGTGCCAAAGCAAGAAATATAATGGAAGGCGCTGTTAGTGATGTTTTGAAAAAACACCCAGAGATTAGGCAAGGGGTGCTTACAGCGACAAGTGGGATAGCAGGCACCGCCACAAACGCCGCTTTAAGTGGTCAAGATGTTGGAAAAGCCTTGGAAGATAATGCGGCTGGCATTATTTTATCCTCTGTACAGTCATACCGATCAGAATCCGATCTTCAAAATGCAATTAGAGCTAGGACTTCAGAAGCCTTATTGAAAGAAGAACAACAACGCCAAGAACAAGAAAACATTCTAATAAGCCAGATACAAGAGGCTGCACAACGTGAGTTTGGCCCTGCTACTAGCGAAATTGAACTTGCTCAATACTCTGGTGCTACACCAAAAGTGAATATAAGTGGCGTATTACCACTAATTTATGTTGGTGATACGGTAACAATTAACGATGCGGGTGTTATTTTTGACAAAGCATCTGGCAATGTGGTTGGAGAATTAAACGAATCTGAGTTACTTGATCTTCGCAAACGCCTTGGCTTGTCTATACAAACAGGTGATTTAATTACCGATCAAACCATGTTTGGAGGCACAAGCGGAGAAATAGGAACAACAAGAGGCGGCGGTGGCGGAACTGAAGGTGGAACTGAAGCTAGAGCTGCCGCTGGAACGCCTTCTGGTTTACCTGAAGGTGTTGACTTTGAAAACCCAGAAGTGCTAGATCTTATGGCTCAACAACAGTTTTTTAGAGATCAAATAGATCGAATTAGTACCGAAACAGGGCGTCTAGGTAATTTACGTGAAGAGTTACAAGCTGGATTAGAGCAAGTTTCCCCTGCGGGACAGACTCAAATCCGCAATCAAATAGAACAAATTACCAATGAAGTTAATCGTTTAAATGACATTGCAGCCCGTGCTGCTCAAGGCGAAACCGCCGCCACTGAAAACCTTACCAAAGTGGAAGCGCAGTTAGCAGAACGTACTGCGGCTGAAACTGAACGGGTTTTCGGTCGAATTGAACGCCAAACTGCTGCTGAACAACGCCGTTTTGAACAAGAACAGGCTGATTTTGAAAAAGAACTAGAGGCTTTAGAAAGTGATTTGAACAAAGCAGAGAGCGAAAAGCAAATTGTTCAAAACAGACAGCAATTTGTGGCTGCACAAAGGGAAAGATTAGCTCAAAGAGGCCGTTTCACAGGCACTTTACAGCAACAAGTTGACGCTGAAATCAACGATTTACTAGATCAATATGAGGCTGCTCAAGAAAGAGCCAGTACCGCCGCCACCAGAAGAGAAGGTCTTGCTGCACCGCAACAAATTAGACCGGGAGGGCAGGGAATATCTGATGAAGATGTAATCCGGTTGCTAGGTTTGGACGAAAGTGAGGCTGGTAGGTACGGATTTGAGATTGGCGATGTTGTAGGCGGGGATGCGGGTGGAAAAGAAGGGGTTGAAGAACCAGCTTTTGAGCCAGAAGAGCAGCCACCAGAGGGAGAAATGGAGTTGGGCGGCGGAGAAGGTGAGGGTGAACCTCCCACAACCCGTTTTGACGCTCAAGGTAGACCTGTCGCTGTTAGCGTTATTAGAGAAGGTGGTCGTGAAGCAGGTACTCCGGCTATCTCCACACGGGTGACAGGTGAGGCTTTAGAAGGTATTCTTGGGGAAAAAGAACCGTTGTTTGGCGGGGATGAGGATGAACAACGTGCGGTATGGAACCGCCGTTCACTACGCTTGAGAAAGGCGCTAGGACTATGAAAACTGTAACTGGAATGGGTGGCATGGGCGGTGCCCGTGAGTTAGCCGAAATGTTGCGTCAGATGGGCAGAGGCCGAGATACCGTTCTTGCCCACATTACGCCTGAAGAGGCACAGATGCTCATGGATGCGGGTGGCTCTGGGGATATAAACCCGAACACTGGCTTACCTGAGTTTCAAGAAGAAGATTTTTTTGGTTCCGAATTTGATCCTTATGCTGGTCAAGCAGTAACCAGTACAAGCGGTGGAATTACGCCAGAAGCAGAGGCTTATTACACCCAAAACGCTGCTAGACAAGCGCCCGGACAAACAGATTTTGGGCCAGCAGATCAATACTTTGGGCAACAATTTACTCCGCAGGGTGAAATGGACATAGGCTTTGGCCCCGGTAGATTTGGGCCAGAGTATACGAGAAGAGATGTGGCTGGCATGGCACCAGACCAATTCCAACGTCAAATGGTAGAAGCAGGTGCAGGGCCGGGATTGGCTGAAACCCTAGAATCAAAACTAGGTGGAATTTCAAATATAGCAGCCAAATACCCACGTTTAGCGCAAGCCGCAGGCTATAGCGCCCAAGGTTTAGTAGGAATGTTACAAGCAGCCCGTTCCCGTAAGCAGGGTAGAGAAGAGGCCGCACGGTTATCAGCCCTTGGAGCGCCATTACGCACTCAAGCAGAATCACTACGTCAACAGGCTTTGGCAGGTGGAATGACTCCACAGCAGGCTGCACAACAAGAAGCACAACGTGCCAGATTACGTCAAAGCGCAGCAGGTAGAGGCGCTGTAACTGGCACACAGGCTGGAATGATTGAAAACCAGTTGGGAAGACAGCGCTCCGAACTAAGCCAAGTTAACCTTAATAACGCTTTGAAACAGTTGAATCTGGCTAACGCCTACGATGAGGCTGCGATCAAAGCAACCATTGCTGCTGATCGTGAGGCTGATGATTTGTTAAGCCAAATTGCAGGCAATATTGGCTCTCAGTTAGCAAGCACCGCCCCAATTTCTCGCCCCCCAAGAGCGCCACGGCAAACCACGCCTGAAATTACCCGTAGACCCGAACTTCCACGCGGAGAATCATAATGGCTTTGCAAGAATCTTTGAATGTTTACGATCCAATCTCAGAGGTTGGCAAGGTTATGCGTGGAAAAACCACAGAACAACGTGGTACAGCGGCTCGCCAAGGTTACGAACAAATGTTGCGAGAGCAAAGTTTAGCAACAGAAAATATAATGCGCCAAGAAAAACAAGCAAAAGAAGCGCAAATTAAAGAAGAAGAACGAATTTCTAAAGATTTTGCTGGCGGACAACGTAGATTAGTAGAGGGTTATCAGCAAAAAGTTGGCGAAGTTCCTCAAGCAGACATTACTAAATTTGATGCTCCAGCAGCAGCAGAAGTTGCTGGAATGACAGCATTGCTAGGCGCTTTAACTGGAATGGCAGGTGGTCGTGCTGCCCTTAAATCTATGGCTAAGTTTACTGAAGGCCATAAACTAGGGCGTGAAGATTTATACAAAACAGAAGTAGCAAATTATGAGCGCGATTTAAAGCAATGGAAAGATAATAATGCGCTTGCTAAACAATTTCTTGACCAAAGTATAGATTTGCTCTCTACCGATAAAACTGCTGCTATGGTCAGCCTAAAACGCCTTGATCCAATTCTTCAAGATGGTTTAATTTTAGCCAAAGTAAGGCAAGGAAAAGTAATAGAGGCTAAAAAAGACATGGATAAAGCAATAGAACTTGAAAGTAAACTAGATTTGGCTGTAGAAACAGCGCTTGGTAAGCCTGCAAAAATAGATTCTAAAGTAAGAACTGCAATTAGAGAAGGGTCAATTCTTATTGATAGACTGGAGCAATTAAAATCTACTGCAAAACCACAGTATTTTCAATTATCAGGTGGATTACCATCAGATAAATTTGCGCAGTTTAGGTTGTATTTACAAGAAACGTCTGAAGGAACTACGGTAGGTGATCTTGCTAATATACTTGGACTGAGCGTTGATAACGCTGCGGTTCAATGGTGGAAAGACTATGCAGATTTAATTGCTGATGTTCGTAAAGAAAGATTTGGCGCTACTCTTACAGGGAACGAAAAACAATCTTTCCGTCAAACGGTAATTGAACCATCAAGCAGTTATCAAAGTGGACTTGGTGTATTAGATAGACAGTTAAAAGCGGCAGAAAGATCCTATAACAGGTATTTATCTGAAATACAGCGATCACCTACGCAACAAGCACAACAAACAGGTCAAACAGATAATTCAGTTTTACGCCAACAGGCTCAAGCAGCCATTGAGTCAGGCAAAGACCCTGCACAAGTACGTGCTAGGTATAAACAATTAACAGGCGAGGACTTGTAATGGCTGATCCATTTGCAGACATTCCCGCTGCAAGTAGTGGCGGCACATCAGACCCTTTTGCAGACATAGGGGCTGCTGTTAAAGGGCCAAAAAGACAGGTTAGAGATAAAAACCCATTTTATCCAGAATTCTTACCTTCCCCGGAAACTATTAAACAGTTTGGTAGGGAAGTAAGCACCCCGCAAGGCGCTATAAAGATGGTGCGTCCGGCTGCTGAAGCCGTGGGAACTGGATTGGGCGCTGCCCTTGGTGGCGCAGCGGGAACAATATTTGCGCCCGGTGTTGGTACAACTGTGGGTGGTGTTGGTGGCGCTGGTTTAGGCTATGGAATCACCTCTCAAGCCTTGAATCGTCTTGAAGAAAGTCTTGGCCTACGAGCGCCAAAAGCGCCTTCTGAGGTTGCTAAAGAAGCCGCCAAAGATGTATTGACTGGTGCTGCTTTTGAAACCTATGGTCGCGGTGTGATTCAGCCTTTGGTAGAAAAAGGCGCAAGAGCAGTAGCCCGTGGTGCTGGAGCAATATCTGACCTTGGGCAACTTGGAACTATTAGGGCTGGAAGAATTGCCCGTGAGTCTTTAGGTCAGGATATAGGAAGAGCGCGTCAAACACTGTCTGCTGCCGCCGATGACATTACCGCAGGGCAAGCACTGGCTGATCTCAACTTGCCAGTAACTCAGGCTTTATTGCAACGTGCCGCTGCCCGTGATCCAAAGTTCTTTACTACCCTTCTAGGCGAACAAGAGGCTACAAGACTGAAAACGCTACAGCAATTGGCTGGAGGCGCAGATCAGACTGCCGCTAGAGGCGCTAGAGAAGAATTAAAGAAACTGCTTAACGAGCGTTTGATTCCTACTCTTGAACGTGAAATAGGCGCGGCAAACATTGCCGGTAAGTTACAGCCTAAGTTTGCTGCTGAAGCACAACGCATGGGTCAAGCCGCTGCTGACAAAGTTCAGGATGTGCGCCGTTTTACCGCTGCTGGTGAGCGAGCCACAGCCGCAGGTCGGCAACAACTAGTTGAACGAGGTTTACCTGTAAGCGGAACAAAATATACTTACATGGGAGAACTTGCTCAACGCGCAGACGATGTTGCTAATCAAGCGGCAGAGGCTTCTTTGCGGTTCGGTGAGGCTAGGAATTTTGCACAAGCAGCAGAGTCTAGTCTTGCGGCCCATGATTTGAAACCTTTAAAGTCTGAGACAATCGTTCAGGCCATAGAAAAAAAGTTAGCAGACCCAAGGATAGCGCCCGGAAACGTAGATTTGCAAACTGCGCTAAAACAAATTGCCAGAGAGTTTAAGGCTTGGACTGACAATAACGGTGTAATTGATGGGTGGGCAGTAGAGAACATAAGAAAAAATTCTGTAAACGGTATAGTACGGCGGCTTTATCCAAATGCTGATGTCAGCACACAAAAAAGAGTTGCCGCTAATATTGTTGAACAAGTAAGACCTATCACTGTTGACGCGATTGAAGAGGCTGGTGGCACTGGATACCGTCAATATCTGAAAAACTATTCGCTTGGAATGCAGGCTATTGGGCAGACCAAACTTGGCTCTGATGCCATGAAATTGTATCTAAACGAGCCAAAAACCTTTGTAGAACTGGTAGAGGGTAACCGGCCTGAGTTAGTAGAAAAGGTGTTTGGGCCAAACAGTTACAACATATTTAAGGAACTGTCAACAGATATTCAGCAAAAACTCGGAAGAGTTGCTACTGAAGTCAAGCGGGGTGAGGCAATCAAAACCCAAGCCACAGCCGGTGAGGATCGTCTGGTTGAGTTATTTAAAGAAAACGCACCTAACTTTAGAATCCCAAACTGGTTCACAGTCTGGGTTACGACTACCAATAAGTTACTAGGAGCCTTTGAGAATAAACTTGGAAAAGATACTCTAAACGTACTGACTGAAGGTGCCAAGTCTGCCCAAAACTTTGAGCGACTAATCAATTCCCTGCCAGCAGTAGAGCGTGGCAAGGTATTGAGTACCCTTAATGACCCGACATTCTGGGCACAATTCCGTACCACGGCTGGTGCTACCGCAGCCGGTATGCAAGAGGCAAGAAAGAAAAACCAACCATCTACCCAACCATCTCAGATGGGCGGTGTAACTGCAATGCCCTCACCTTTTTAGGAGAAATCATGCCGTTAATGAAAGGTTCTAGCCAAAAGACTGTCTCTAAGAATATTGGTGAGATGGTAAGTAAGTACAAGCGTACTGGAAAAATCGGCACTTCCCGTCCGTCTAGTAAACGTGCCGCAATGAAACAGGCCGCAGCCGCAGCCTATTCTTCTGCCAGAAAGGGTACACGAAAATGAAAGAAATGTTTGGTGCATCAATGACAAAAAACGAAAAAGAAGAGGCAAAGCGAGAAATGGAAAAAAGCAACGCAGAGCGTGCCGCCCGTGAAATGGGAGACCGCTTTGGAGCAACCATGACTCGCGGAGAAATGAAATCTATTAAGCGTGAAACACGAAAAGGCAAAAGATGAAAAACTACCAAGAAATGTCACCCAGTGAAAAACGGGAGGCTGATCGTTCTGCCGCACGTAACTCTGCTAACGAGACTACTGGCTCAGAAGATGCCATGAGAGCGCGTGGTATGCGTCCATTGGAGCCAAAAAAGATGAACCGTGCCAAGCGGAAAACAGATAGATGAGTCGTAAACAAAAGGGGCTGAACCCGGAATTAGAAGAGGCAGTGAACACGTTATTACGTCAAGTAATGAGTGACTCTACCGCTTCTTTGACCGACAAGACTAAAGTATTAGACCGCGCTCTCAAACTGGAACAGATCAAACAAAAGATTTCAGATGACGAGTGGGGTAAAGGTTTTTATAACGATGATGAAGGAGAGTAATTATGGAGTGGGCTGTCGTGTTGAAAGTAGTCCGTGTGGCGATGGAGGTAATCTCTATGCGGTTATTGACCATATTATCTATGGCGATGAGTTTTGGACTGGCTCTGTGGACGATGCAAGAGCCTTCTTGGGAGCGTATGGCGATGGCTGCGTTTTTTGCCGTGTGCGTCTTTTTACCCTGCATTAACATTGAGAGGTTAAGAAATGAAAGTAAAGATAAGCAAGACTAGCGTTTACATGAATGGCGGTATGAAAAACAGTGAGTACAAAAAAGGGCCAGCCGGTGAACCATATCGGCCTGCTGTCATCACTGACGCTTGTGGGCACATGCAGCCAACTCGCACCAATCCGGGCGGCTTTGTAGGAATCTTTGATTACTCTGGTTCCGGCAGCACGAAACTGTCTCCAACGTCTAAACCGGGTAACGCCGGAGGTAAAAGGATTATCTAATGGCTAACAACATAGCGTTTCAGGCTACGGGTAACACGTTTGCAATCGTAACAACCACGGCTAACACGGCAGTAAATAAGCCTGTCACTGGCGTTACGCCAAGCAATCAGTACAAGGTTACAAGCGCCAATACAACGGCGTTTGTGCGTTTGTCTGAGTCTAATGCAAACGCTGTGTTGCCCACTGGCACTACATCACAACCCGGAATATGGCTTGCCAACGGGGAAAGCGCAGTCATTACTGCCCAACAAACCAGTGTAGATAAAACCATCTATGTGTCGGTTATCTCGGCAGATGCAAATGGCATAGTCTTTGTTACACCGGGTGAAGGAATGTCCTAATGGAAAATAAAGAACAAGATACAGCAAGAGAAGTTGCTGGAAAGTCCATTGGTCGCTTTGGACTTTTCTACATTACTTTGATTGTTTTAATTGGAGTTGGTTCTAGTTACTTTTTGTCTGAAGCGGCAATTACTGCTGTTATGACAATGATTGGTGGCGCTCTTGTTGCTCTAATTAACATGATGAACGGCATTGCTGGAACCAAAGACAAAGAAGAAAGGCCAGAATTTGCGGTCATTCAAAACTTAATTACACGTTTAGATCAACGTGAAGCGCCTATGCAGGTAGACGTTGAGAACGGTAAGGTCACGGTTCGCAAGGGCGATGATATGGTAAAGATGGGGGCGAAGTAATGATTCCATTGGCTGCTTTATTTGACGTAGGAATGAAGGTTTTAGATAAGGTTTTGCCTGACCCGGAGGCAAAGGCCAAGGCCCAAGCAATGCTTTTAGAAATGCAGCAAAAGGGTGAACTTGCCAAACTTCAAGCCGACATGAATGAGCAAGACAACCTGACCAAACGGGCTGAGGCCGATATGAAGTCGGACTCGTTGCTATCCAAGAATATCCGGCCTATGACGCTAATCTTTATTTTGCTAACTTACACTGTTTTTGGAATGATGTCTGCTTGGGACATTGAGGTAAACAATAACTATGTAGAACTCTTGGGTCAGTGGGGGATGCTGATTATGTCCTTTTATTTCGGGGGGAGGACTCTTGAAAAGATTATGGACATGAAGGCAAAGAAATGAACTTATCGGAGAACTTTACATATGATGAACTTACAAGAAGCGAAACAGCGGCTCGCCACGGGTTTGACAACACTCCAAACGAAGGTGAAGTCGATAATCTCAAGCGTCTTGCGGCTCTTCTCGAAGAGGTAAAAAAGGCTGTTGGCGGCAAGCCAGTAATGATAAATAGCGGCTTTCGTGCAAAGCAGACTAATGATGCTGTTGGCTCAAAGGATTCCAGCCAACATAGGCTTGGCTGCGCCGCAGACATACGTGTACCCGGAATGACCCCACGGCAGGTTGTAGAGGCTTGTATAGAGGCTCAGGTGCCATTCGATCAGATTATCCTTGAGTTTGATTCTTGGACGCATATCTCTGTGGCTAACACGCCTGACGCTGCGCTGCGAGGACAGAAATTAATTATTGACAAACAAGGCACTCGGAACTATGCCTAAGAAGAATGTGTCACTAGCCATCGGCAGGGGTGAGAAGTTACCAGTAAGCCGTGGCGCAGGGCTGACAGCCAAGGGTAGGGCTAAGTACAATCGGGAGACAGGGAGTGATCTCAAGGCTCCGACAAAGGACACCAGTAGTGGCAGGCACAAGTCGTTCTGTGCTAGAAGCCGTAACTGGAAAGGTGAACGCGGCAGAGCCGCACGTAAACGATGGGGGTGTAGATGAAAGCCAAAGGACTGTATTACAACATCAATAAGCGGCGTAAAGAAGGCAAAACGCCTAAGAAGCCCGGACAACCCGGATACCCAACACGCGAGGCTTTTGTGCGATCCGCTAAGACCGCACGTAAACCACGCTAATCTCTCCTTCCCTGCCTTACCTTCCCGGCAGGCTTGAACCCCCCGGTCTAGTGCCGGGGGTTTTTTTATATTTTGTTTACCTGATCGCAAATCACGCTGGCTATCGTAGCCCTGATCTCAGCGCTTCCATCCACCATCTTTGCCACTACGCGATTATTCGAATCAATGATCTCAATGCTGCCATCCTTACGCGACATAACCACCCAAGGCACAGCGCACATATCCTTAACCCATTCTGGCTCGCTACCCACCTCATGTTGCCACCTCTCCTGATCGTCAGCCATTTCGTGTAATGTACTCATTACTTGGTTCCTCTTTAGTTTCTACCAGTTGGCCAGAAAAATTATACGTTCCAAAGTGCCCAATCTTGCACCAAGGAGCAGCCCACACTTTACCCCCAAGTTTTCTCCATTCGTGACAAAAGTGGTAATCTTCACTTAAAAGCCGCTGGCTTTCAGGGTCTATGCTTTCCGTAAAAAATCTGTAGACTTGCTTGCCACCGGGCATGTGACTCATATCGTTTCTAAATATGGGCGTAGTGGGAATCATCTGCTCAAAAACTTCCCGCTTAATCAGCATGATCCCAGTTCCACCTGCTGCTATCTCAAATGGCTGATTGTTTGGCACCGTGATGCTGGCAGAACCATCAAGCAAGTTGACCACAAACGAGCCAGTGAACTTGGATAAGTCCTCTTCACCGCGTAGTGCTGCTGCCTTGACCGAACCCCAGTTGATCTCTTTCTTGGGGCACATACCAACAATAACCTCGCGGTCAGCGGTAATCATGTGATAAATGTCAGAGCCGCGCCATTGCTGGTCTGCATCAATAAATAGCAGGTGCGTGTTATCAGTCTCTAAGAACTGGCTAACTAGGTTATTCCTTGCCCGTGTAATCAGGCTTTCATTGAACATGAAGGCACAGGACAGCCGAATGTTTTTACTGCTTAGTACCCCAGACATATCCAACAACGACTGCACGAATACGCCCGTACAGTTTCCACCGTACATTGGCGTAGCCAAAAAAATCTTGATTTTCGGTTCTTCCATACTGCCTCCATTTGTGAGGGGTGCCAGAATCGCTGCCCCTCGTCAACGTCCTAATCACCGTCTTTTGCGGACGGATGCACCTCTGGCTGTGCGGGGGGTAATTCATTTCCTAAAAACTTGAGCATGTCCTCCCATCTGACTAAAGCCAATGACTTCTCGCCATCAGCCCTCATCACTACGATGGGAGTCTGCCCTTCCTTACATGATGCCTCTGCCTGCTTCATAAACTCATATACAGCGATTTTGCGGCGGCGCTTACATTCGATCACGAACTGCTCAAGGATGATGTCACCCTCGCCAGCCTCCTGATACTGCACTAGGTTGCGCCGTGTCTTATAGCCAAGAATCATGTATAGATCATTGACTACATCTCTCTCGTACTGCGCTCCGCGCTGACGCTGTAACTTGCCCATTAAAAGCAGGTCGTGTTACAACTACCAGCATAACAGCAGGTCGTACAGGTAATCATCTTGCCATTACTCATAATCGTGTGGGTTGTACAACTAGCATAGACTGCGCCTGCAAATGTCAAACCTATCACCGCCATAAAAATTTTCTTCATTTTTGATTCCCCTTAAAAAGGTACATCGTCATCCAAGTCATCTACTGACTTGCTAGGAACTGGTTGCACGTTCTGCTTGTAGCCGGGATCGGGCTTCCAGTTATCTTCCTTCAGGGAGATTAGCGGCCCCCTTCCAGATTGCTTAGTCCATGCAGCAATCTTCAATGTCTCGCCTGCTGCATAGGCACGTTCTAATTTTAACTCTCCCTTCCAATCTGGGCCTTTACCTTCTGCTTTTTTAGTGTTGGTCAATAATACGCCAGTACCCGGTTTGCGCTCTTCGTATGCCATCTACTTTCCTTTCGCCAAATGATAACGTGCAAACATCTTGCCGTTTTGTTTTACATCTTCCGTGATTATGTTATGCCCTGCTTTACGCAAGTCATCGATCCTTGCTGCCAACCTTGCACAGCCAAATAAACTCAAAGCGTTCATCGCGGTTAGGCTATTACCCTTGCTTAAATAATTCAAAATCTCTCCGTTTTGTGTGCGCTTTGTGTTACTTGCTACCTGCTCCAAGATTGGCCTAATTACTTTGGGAGTGCGTCACTCGCTGCCTTGAGCAAACCTGCCGTGATCCGGTCTGCAATCTCTACGTGCACACCCTTCAAAAGGCTCTGAGTGGCTTCATTGGCAGAGATAAGATCACTAATCTTTTGCACCTTCTCCTCACCAGATAGTTTTTTGGAGTCCAAAATCTTAATGCCCATCTTCTCAAAGGCGGCTAGATAATCATCTTCGTTTTGATGGTGGGAGTACGGATCATCTGAGCCGGGTAGCAATAAGGCCCAATCACCCTGCGGCTCTTCAATCACCGTAGGAATCGGCTCTGCCTGCGGGATTACAATACTTTCCTTATGGGCATTAGGGATTGTTTCGACTTCGGTTTCATCGAGCATCCCAAGTCCGCAATGAGCCAACACTGATCGGCGTATCGCTTTGGTAGTGCATTTAAGCACTGCGTTAGCAAGTGCATCTCCCTTGAGGTTTCCAATGCTAACAGCCCCTTGATTTTCGCTAGAGCGTCCATCAGCCCCGGTAACTCTGACTGAGACAACGTAAATATCATCGACCCGTTCTTTATTTGTAATCTGAGTTGACAGTTTGTGGAGGTTACAGAGTTGTTGTGTGGCTCCTGAATTGGCATATAGCACCTGCTTTCCGCTAAGGTTCAGCAGGTCAAACGGTTTGGCGCTTGGATCAAGGCCAATCTGTTTACAACGGTAGTTGTAGTATTGAACCTTCTGAACTTGGTTTAGCCCCGACAAGTCCCCTTTTGTTACGATTGATTCAATGATCGCTGGATCGATAACAGCGACCTCACCCTTTGGCATACTGATTACATTACTCATATTTAGCCCCTTACTTGATTAGAAAACGCCGACTACCCGGCTGCTCGACTACAAACTTCTCATAAGTCTCTGGTAATGCCTGCTTCAAAAGGTCAGCAGAGAATCGCTTGCTTGGCTTGCTAGACTTCCAAGTGGCAAGGATTGATCCATCGAAAGCCTTAAGTGTGGCCTTCGATTGCATAGCCGCTTGGATCATCTGCTTCAACCCTTCTTCGGCTTCCTCGTACTCTTTCATCTTGGCCTTGATCTGACCTAGTTGTTGGCAGGCTAACTCAAGCGCAGCGTTAGCCACCATGTCTGAGCCATCGTCAACCTTATATAGGTCTTTGGTTGCGTCAGCCATAGTCACTGGGTTCCAGTTCTTTGTCTGCACCTGCGCCCAAAACTCAGCCATAGCCCTGATGTGAGCCTCGGCTTCCAACTGTGTAAAGTTTTGCGGGAAATGGCATAACTCCTGACCACCAAACAGAACTACTAACACGATGTTCTGCACCCCCTCATGGACTATCTGCTCATGCAGGCATTGAGCGCGATACTTCTCAGAGATCATCTCCGTACCGTCATCTCCGTATTTTTTGCGCTGGTGTACGCCAAGGTTCTTGACCTCGTAGAGAGTCTTGCCATCGGTAGAGATGTAGTCGAAGTGTGAGGCCATCCAGTTATGCTTTGAATTGTGCAGCGTGTAGTCTGCGTCTTTGAACTCCCAACCCCACCTGCCGGCAGCGATCCGCATAATAGGTTCTTGCATCAGCAAGCCCATCTGTACGGGTTCTACGTCTGAGAGATCAGGAGCGTCTTTTTGCCCCGTCTTTTGCAGGTAGACTTCACCGCCCTTACCTTCAGCGATCATCCCCGCATCAGATGACCAGATTGCCTTGTCACGAATGGCAAGGTCTTTTTCGCTTAATGCCATATCAGCCCCCAAATTAAGTTAGCGAAGTTACACGTTACTACAGAAATATCGTTTATGCAAGAGTGGTCTATTAAGTTTAAGCCAATCTTCTGCTTCCATTGTGTTCTTGCTGTCCGTGCCATGCCCACGGCCTATCGTACTGCTGCCTACGTGATGCACATAGGCGCGGGATAGGAAGTGCTTATAGCCATCGTCTGACATATCGTGGCAGGCCACGTTGTCTGAGTAGAAGTTGATTGGCGGGAATCCGGGCCAGCCCTCCTTATCGACACTGGCAAAGAGTGGCGCAGTCCATTCCACCTGTGCAATCGTGTCCTCACTAGCCCACTTCATGCCTGCCCAAGTGTCATTATCGGCCTTGGCGCGGATGTTCTGAGGCATGGTAGCCATGTTGCTACGGGCAGACACAAAACCTACCTTGTGCCCCTGTTGCTTGAGTAAAACCCGATCATGGCAAAGCAGCCAGTAACTATTGGGATCAAGTACAACGTCATCGTTAGCCATGATTACAGTCTCATGCCCATCTAAAAACGCTTGGGTTATGGCATGGTTAAACGAATCTCCAAAGTTAGACTTATCGTTTTCCCCTAGCCACTTCACAAAGTCCCAGCACTGAATCGTGTTCCAGTTTCCATAAACGTAGACTTGAGTTTCCCGTGGAACATACTGCTCAATGCTTGAGAGTAGTACGTTTATAGATTTACTGCCCTTCGTTGCGATTACGATTGGTGTCATCGGTCATCTCCAAAGCCAATGTAAATGCCAATGGCTACGACTATAGCCAAGAGCATGAATAACTCTATAAGCCAGTTCATATCGACTCCTCTACCCTGATGATTACCCGCACTGGCTTGGCCTTGGCAAACCAGTAGGCATCAGTATCCAAGAAGGTCTGAGCGTCTTTACGGGTACGGAAGGTCATGGTTTTGAATGGTATGACAAATTGGTAATGCAAGAGGTCGGGTCGTTGAACGAACCTGCCACGCTTGTCTTGCAGTGCCCAACACTTAATCTTTATCATTTTTATAGCCACTCCCGATTATTTACAAACCAATCCACGGTATGCGCTAAACGCTGTGCTATGGGTTGTGGCTCCCATCCAAGGCTCTTCATCAACCCACCGTCCAAGGCATAGCGCAAATCATGTCCCGGCCTCGATGAATGGAAATCCACCATTTCATACTTAAGATCACGCCCAACGAACCTTGCAATCATCTGGGCCAATTCAAGATTGTCTAACTCTGTGGCTCCAACGATGTTGAACTTCGCACACTTGGCACCACCAAAATCAACGCCCACATTCGGCTGCTCAGTCAGTAAAAATAGCAACGCTTCGGATACGTCTGTGGCATGGATGTAGTGTCTTGAGCCTGCCTTTGTCTTATCTGGGTTGCTATGGATAGTGACAGTCTCTCCATTCAAGACCTTACGGATGCACATGGGAATGAATTTCTCAGGCGATTGACGCTCCCCAAACACGTTCATGGTGTGTGTAATGTAGATTGGTAGACCATAGGTATTTTCATAGGCAACGGCAAACTCTTCTGCCGCGGCTTTGCTAGCAGAGTAGGGATTGGTTGAGTTGTATCTGTCGCGCTCTGAGTACGCTATTCCTTCAGGCGCAGGGCCAAAGACTTCATCTGTACTAAAGTACACGAAACGATTGAGTTTCTGTGTGCGAGCAAAGTCTAGAATATTGACCGTGCCGATCACATTATCCATCGCAAACTCAAGCGGAAACTCAATAGATCGGTCTACATGGCTTCCAGCCGCTAGGTGTAGGATTACATCGACCTTCCCGATATGAGCCGCTACATGAGGGTTGATCGCGGCCTTCAGATCATGGTGAACGACCTTGACTCTAGCCTTGGTTGGCTTGTCAAATGGCTCTAACGAATGACTTAAACGGTTTAGATTGCCGGAATAGTCCAGCCGGTCAAGGCTTACAATCTCAGCATTGGTGTAGGTTAGCAAAGCATGGATGACATGATGACCAATGAAACCTGCACCACCAGTGATTAGAACCCTCATTTGTCCCTCCAAGCAATAAATCCTATCAGGACAAAGACTAGCACCACAAACCACGCCAGTTCTTGCGCTGCCTCTGCCGCATATCCTGACCTTACCCACCAGTCCATTTGGTTCATCGCGCCACCTCATCTACGATGCGCTGGATCATTGAGCAGTGGTGCCGTAACTCAGTGGCAACCCCGTCAATATCCTGCCAGTTGGGTTTGTAGGCGTTACGGCAAAGCCGGTTCAGGTCAGTCATTAACTTGTTCATCTGCACTACATGACTGCCAACGTCAAAAAGCATTGGATCAACATCATTCATTATCAGCCCCCTGATTGATTAGTCTAAATGTGATGCTTGGTCTAGTTGTAGCCTGCGTTCCTTCGCCTTGGTTAGTAGGTCTGCTACCTCGTTAGCCTCTTGCCTGATACGGTACAACCGTTCAGCCAGTTGGCGTTCCACTACTAAACTGTTTAATGCGACTTCCATCGCCTCTTGAATCGTGTATTCACGTTGAATATTCATATCATCCTCCATTGATTAGGGTTGTGTAAACGTCTACACGATATGAACCGTATACCTATTTTGTACCCGTGTCAAGTAGTTTAGTAAGTACTTTCCCTTAGATCAGCCTGTGGACAAGTCTGTGAATAAGTTGTGGATAAGTGCTGTGTTACAATGCTCCCTACTATATGTCTTATATGCCTACATCTAGAGGGTTTACATCTACGTAGTACTTATCAATTTTAGAATGTAAACATAGCCTAGATAAAAAATCATCTAGTTAACTAAAATTCTAGGTTTATAGGTGGGTAGTATCTAGGTTTAGGTTTAATCTAGATTTAGGACATATAGGGCGATTGTGGATAACCTTGGGACTCGCACCGCCGCTGTCCAACGGATCAGCAGGCGGAGTGCGTATTCGATTTCCGAATTTTTGCTACCGATCAGAATTTGACACGGGCAACACACGTTCCCAAATTTTGCCTGCCGATTTATAGGTATGTTGACCGATGGATTGGAAACGGTAGTGGGTAGGCTACTGGGTGCAGCAGGGGAAAAGTACGGGAATGGATTAGAGGCGATTAGAGGGCGTAAAAAAACCCGCCGTAGGGGTTAGCCTAGACGGGCAAAAGAAAAGCCCCCGAAGGGGCTTAAAATGCGTTTAAAACAGGGAGAAGACTATATAAAGAAGCCCCCATATCAGAATCAGGCCGAAAGCGGCTGCGAAAAGGGTCAAAAGGTCATCGTTCATCTGCTCCGCCCTTCCATGCGTCAATGGCGTTCTCGATCATAAATCGGTCAACATATTGCGTACCCCGTTCAATCTCTTCGTTCACATAGTCCGCGATATATGCAGCAAGGTCTTTTTTCTGCTGTTCGTTCATGGGTTCACCTTTTCAATTTCCCAATCAATCCCGTCATGAGTGTCTGCTACGGTCATCGATAATTCAGTCTCGTCTGTTGGCTTCACGTACCCCTTGTCCATTTTCATAATCGCTTCGGCCTCTGTTTCGGCCTCTATAAAATATTCATAGGAAACGGTTCGGAATATTTGGAAAGTTTTCATGCTAAATCCCCCTCAATCTCAAACCAATCAAAGGCGCATGATTCGACTGTTAAGGTTTCTGGTTTGCCTGATGCGGTTGCGAAACCGCGCATTTCGATGACGATGTCCTCTCGTTCCGATTGGCGATTATTGGCGCTGTGTTCTGCTGCTGATAGCCAAGCCTCTAAATTATGCCTTTCTGGTAATGCGGCAACCTTGTTGACCCAATCCTGCAAAACTTGTTTTGTTTTGTCGTTTGCTAGTGCAATTTTCATACCAACCACCTCATTAGGAAAGACGGGAAACCCCCGCCCCACTAACCCCGCGCTGGCAGGGTTAGCAGGTCGAAGGCTTAGGCCGTTACGGGCTGATCTTCTGCTACGGGGGCGTTTTCTAGGGTTTTCGGCTTATAGTTCCAGTTTGGAACCGTTGCGCGGTTCATATCGCGCAAAGGCATAATGACCCCGAAAAAATTGTCAATCCCATTATTGACAATCGCCGCGCTATTACCACGATGTAAGACGCTAACGGTTGAAATAGCACCTTTTTTGTTACCTCTGATGTCGTTAGCCGCATCTTGAAAAGCCATCAGATAAGCCGGATTAAACCCTGCAGGGGATTCATCTTCGGCTTTTAATGCGGGGGGCACAATCCGATCAATGTCGGGGAAATTACCCTCAACTGCTGTGAAGGTGTATTTATCAGAACCCGTGATAACTTCGATTGATAAACCCTCAACGGTGAAATGTAACCACTCATCGCCCTTTTTACCCGCCGCAGTTAGCGTTTTGATTGCGTCATTACCAAGAATGATGCTAGCGCACGGCATAGGTTGATCAAGAATCAAGAATCTAGCCGCCATGTGTCCATTGGTAGCCTCTAGATAGGTTCCCCGATTGTTTTGCACAATGTGAACCCCGTTCAGATAATGGCGGATGTCTTTTACTGTAGCAAAACGGGAAACGGCTTTAAGTTCTTTTCTTAGCATTGAAAATTTCATAATAAAACCCCTTTTTAGTGATTAGGAATGACAACGTTTAAACGTTATCCCGTGAACCCCTGACGTGCAAGGGTTCAAAGGCTAGCGTCTAGAGCCATTGATGACGTAACTCATAGCCTGAGTGCGTGCGGCCTTCGATTGGATCATCACGAAAAAGAATCGCGGACAATGTATAAACAAGGTGAAACCCCATATCCATCCCGCAGCCGCCGACAACGATCCCGCCGTTATCGTGTAACTTCCAGCCGGTTAAAATTGACGCATATCCTGAGAGATACTGAGGCCGATTGTCCCGCATAATGTAGAGATCAATGCGGCGGGACATTCCAGAGGCGGAAACGTGGCGCAGTACGGTGTAAACCGTGTCCCCGTGTTTTAGAGTCTCCCGAAGCCGTGCGTGGGCGTATTCTTTCCGCTTGCGTATGCCTTCGGCTTTACTGAGCCGCTTTCCGTCTTGATGATATTCGGGATGCTCAGTCTCAATAATTAAGCCGCCGGATAATTCTAGAAATGTTGTCATGGTGAATTCCTTTAAGCGTTTTTTGCTATTGCTTTAAAAGCACGGAAATAGTCTCGCGCCCCTTGGTATGAATCGCACAGAATCTTGTCGTGTAATTCTGTCCCCTTGTAAACCTTGACAACATAAAACGCGTGATTCCTTTCAAAACTGACGTAATTGCCATTTTTGAATTCTTTGATTTTTGTCCAGTAGTCCATTTTTAAACCCCTTTGATTAGGAAACGGGGGAAACCGCCCCCGTGCGGTAAAAATCAGTCAGCAGCCGATTAAGATAGATTGAGAGAAAAAGGCGATTCATCGAACCGGCAGAGATAACCCTCTGCTTTAAGTGCTTCGATTACTTCGCGGGGAATGATCGAAACGCCTGAACAATCGACTAGCCTGCGTAATTCAAAACGCAGACGGGCGGCTTTTTCATCGCCTAGGCGGTCATGCTCGAAGTACACGGAATCCCCGTTTAATTCGATTGTGTAGTTTTGAGTGCTGATTGTTTTCATAGTGAACCCCTCATATATGTATTAGGAATTTATAAGATAGCACGTTATCGCGTTTAGTGCCCCATATATACATACATTTTTTTTTATAGGTTTTTACTATACGATAGTCTAGTCCTATATATAGGTAGTTCTTTATGTATATATAGAGATATGCACTACGGGCTATATGTGCTGGGGTTGCCTCTCCCCCTGCGTTTCATAATGGGGTAAAAGGGGACAGCGACCTTTCCCGCATTTACGCATTCACGCAACGCACAATGTCAAACCTCTACGCATCAATGATTCTTTTCTGACAGGTAAAGTTGCCCGATCAAATGGGTTTGCACTCTCTGGATGCGCGACCCATAACCCTCCCCGCCCCAAGGAAAAATCAGGTTTTCCTATAATGGCTACGGGTGCGGTAACAATCTGTCTGGCAACGCTGAGATCGGTTGTTGTACACAACCGCACCCACCATTTATGCTAATATCTGTCCATA